CGATGTACTCTGAAACCTTTGGTTTCTGTCTGCTTTCCTTAACTGCTTCTTCAACTGAGTTTTTATATTGAATCATTGCAGAATAAAGTGTCTTGTTATTGATATAATTTACTACTCGCTTTGCCATAAAATAGTCCTTTACTTAAATTCAAATTTGCGTATAATCACATGTGTCAATATGAATGCATTAGAACGTTAATGATACTTTGTAGATCTTGTAGTCGAACTTCTCTTCGTTGTAAACCTTAACACGCTCCATGAAGTGGAGCAGAGTATAATTTTTCTTAGTTTTCCATGTCATATCGTCAGCAATATCAAATAGAGTTGCTGACTTCTTTGTATCGCTTGTTCTAAGTCCACGTCCAATAGACTGTAGGTTCCTTACACGAGACTTAGACGGAGAAGCAAATATAACATTGTGAAGATTTTTAATATTGATGCCAGTGCTGAAAGTGCCAAAACTAGCCACAATAATCGCATTAGATTCTTTCTCGACAATTTCTCTTACCTTATCTCTTTCTTCACCATCGACGCCGCCGTGGATAAAAAATATTTTTCTATCTTTAGTTTCTTTCTCTAACTTATCGTAAAGGATTTTACCGTGTTTATCAACGAACTGAAAGAGAAGAAGAGTATTCCCATCAAGCGAGAGTACAAGATTTTTGATAAAGTTGTTACGTGCCTCGAGTCGAACGATGTAGTCGATTTCGGACTGGTAATCTCCAGCCCTCGCGATCATCTGACGAATCTCGTCTGGGTAAGAAAGCACGATAGCCTTGATCCTGAAATCGGCAAGGTGCTTCTGCTCGATGAGTTCTGCCGTTGTAGTTACTTTACGGACAGGACCAAACAAACCTTCAAGTACGAGCTTATGAGTTTGAGTGCCATCAAGTGTACCAGTAAAGCCAAATCTATATTGACAGTTTTCCAGTTTGGTCAAAATAGATGTTAGTGATTTGGCTTTGAAGTTATGAGCCTCATCGCCAATCACTACATCATATTGATCGAACCATTCTTTCGGTGCTTTGTAGATGCTTTGCCAAGTTGTTATCGTGACTTGGGCTTGCGACCTCTTTTCTTGCCCTGCGTAGATTTTGTGGATCCCGATGGTCCAGCTGGACCGTTCATTGCTGAAGGAGTTTTCGGAACCACTTCCGACCCTACGGCTCCCTGAGTCACTGCGTCTGTGATCTGATTGTTCACTGCAGTATCCGTACTCTTCGAAGTCGGATGCGAGTTGGTGAACCAAAGTCGTCGTAGGAACGATAATAAGCGTTTTAGCATTGTAATACCTCATTAATAGATAGATAATAAATGACTTGCCTGAGGCAGTCGGTGATAATAATAAAGCCCGACGTTCTCGTACTGCATGTACGAAAGCATCGAGCTGGTAATCTCTTGGTTTAAATTTGTTTGGTATACTTAAAGTTTCGATAAACTTTTTAGCTTCAATCAAAGAAAATTCATCAGAACTAAAATCTGTTTCGTATTCTATTTCATAATTTCTAGACTTGCAAAATTCTTCAACGTAACGATTTAATCCACCGTATAAAGTGCAAGTCATTAAATTGAAAAGTCTTATTTTGCCGTCCCAAACTTTGTTTCGGACAGCTGGCATAAATTTAGCTCCTGGAACTTCAAACGTAAAATACGTATTTAATTCCATAGCTATAGAAGGTTCACAATCAATCTTATTATAAACTTCGTTAAGTTTTCTTATTCTTACAGTTTCCATTATGAACCATTTGTAAATTTAACCCATTCAACATACACTTTGAGGTTGTAACCTCTATTCATTATAGTCTTGATTATTGACTCTAGAAGTTCTACTTTTTCTTGTTGCAATCCAATTCTAAGAGAAAGGTTTATTATATCTTGGTCTGCATCCATATACATTGGAATGTCAGCTTTAAGTATAAGACCTTTAGAAGGAAGCTTCCAACCCTTTTCTTGAGTTTCTTCGTTTGGACCCTGAGTGTAAAACTCGTACTTGTCTAACCTAAGCTTCTTTAAATCAGACTCGAATTTTCTAAGCGAAAGTCTTTCTGAAGAAAGAATCTGGAAGTATTTATGATGAAGCTTGGCTATTTTAAGAGCCTCTTCTCCAGGCTCGGTCTTGTCGATTTCAGCATCAACTTTCCAAAGCTCGTGTATTTCTTCAATTTTCATTTCAAGATCTCTAAATTATTAATAGAGTATATAATACTGCAATAACGAATAAAAGTAAAGTTAAATATTAGTAATTGTATAGTAGCTATACTTAAAAGTTGAAGAAGCTTCGATATAGTTTACGTTGTTATCAGTTGTATTAAAAACAACTTGAGTAAGATCTACAGGAAATGCATCAACAAAAGTGATATCATAATTTGGCATTTTTGTACTTGATAAAATCATTAATGAAATATCAGAGTAAATACCATCACCCGAAGTTATAGGTTGATCTTGAATAGTTTTATATTGTTCAAAGTTTTCTGGTTTACCAAGGGCGATCAACCAGTTATAAATTTCAAGGTAATTCTTTAGCTCTTCGTCAACTTTAAATGTAATTGTGAGATCGCCAAAATTAACGTGCTCGCCAGGAATTGGTGTTTTTACAAATGGGTTGTTTGGTTGTGGCGGAGGAATAGAAATAGAGGGGATGTTAACTTTCTGTATAAAGAAGTTAACGTGCGGAGCCTTCTTAATTTGAAACTTGAAATTAAGAGGAGAAAGAAAATTTCGATTTGATGGTGTATTATCTATTGCTGACATTTATCTGCCTATAATTGTTCTTAATCCTTTTGCAACAGCTGCTGTTTTAGCTCCTGCTTCATTAGCTTTCATTGCTTTATCAGCTAAACTTAATCTTAAATAAGGCATTCCTATCATGGTAGCATACGCAGCAATATCACCTATAGCTGATGCTTTTGGCGATTCTTTTTCTGCTTTGGCTAGCTTTTCGTATTCTTGCTTTCTTTCTTTTTCAAACGTAGTACCCTTACCATAACCAGCAAGTTTCATAGTATTTTTTGCCGCATAATCAATGCCTGGTCTTATGAAATCTTTATATGTTCCGCCTGAAATAGTATCTGCATAATTTAAACCAGTGGCGTAAACATCATTCATAGAAGGCATTGAAGGAAGATAATTTTTCCAACCTTCGTCAAGAGTAAATTGCTTAAATGTTTTCATGACGCACCTTTTTATTACTATTTATATAAAAAAGGGGAGCCGAAGCTCCCCTTAGTAGTTCGGTTAACCCGAATCTTATTACATCAAGTTATTGACGATAACGCGACGATAGTACTTGTTAGTGCTAATTACGTTAGCACGACCATTACCCTTGGTTAGACCTTCAGCGAATGGATTTGCTACCATGCCGTAACGAGTCTTAAAGCCGATCTTTGGCTGGAAGCTATTCTGATCAACTGCACGTACCATCTGCAGAGGAACGTATGGGCAGTAGAACAAGCCAGCGTCAAAGGCAGAAGAACCCTTGTAGCCAACAGTTAGATAGTTACCACCTAGAGCATATGGGTCGATGTAAACACGTAGGCGACCATTTAGAACACCAGCGAATGTCTGGCCAGTATCGTCTACCTGTAGATTGTTACCGTTAAGAGCAGGAGCGTAGTCAAGAACACCAGCCATCTGTAGAGCAGAAGCAACGTCTGAAGAACAGATAACGATGTTACCCTTACCACGACGAGTCTGCTTGGCGATCTGGTTAGCTTCACGTTCCAACTGGAACATCAAGCCCTTGAACTTTTCAACTGACCAACGACCGTTTGAGTCAGTGTCAAGATCGAACACACCAGCAGTAGTTGTATTTTCCTGAGCACCAGCTTCAGCAGTGATGTTGATAGTACGAACAACTTCACGGTTGATTTCTGCAAGGATTTCAGTAGAAAGAATGTTAGCAAGCTCAGTTTCTGCGTCTAGACCATGGATTGCCTTTAGATCCTGGGCAAGTTCCATAGTGTACTCAGCCTTTAGAGCACGAGTGTTAGCAGTTACAGTAACCTTCTCGATTGAGAAAGCCATCTGTGGGAATGAAGCGTTTGACTGATACTGGTATAGAGTTCCAGTAGAACCGCCAGTTGTATTAGCCAAACTAAAATCACCAAGAGCTTCTGACTGAGCAGTTGACATACCAGCACCAGTGTTATAAGTGTTAACAGCTGTTAGTGGTGATGTATTAGTTGCGCCAGGAATTGTACCAACAAACTTGTTACCGAAGGTGTTAGCACCAGAAGTAACAGAAGAGAATGTAGTATCAACTTCGTTGTAGAATGTTTCTGAACCAGTCTGGTTGCTATAGCGTGAACGCATAGCGAAAATTAAACCAGTTGGACCAGTCATTGGCTGAACGCCGCAGATATCATAGGCCATTAGATTTGGCATTGCACGACGAACAAGTGAAATAAGCACTGGATCGAAAGTGTCAATACCACCAGCACCTGCAGTTGAGCTTGAAGAGCCCATGAAGTTTACTGGAACTGTTTCGTTTAGTGTCTGGTACTGGCCATGTGCAGATGATTCAACGAGAGCCTTCTCGGTGTTTTCTAGCATCATAGCAGTTACAGAACGGCGGTGCTGGTCCTTAATTGGTGACAAAGCGTCGTGGTCAAGGACTGGAGCCCACTTGTTTTGAATTTCCTCAGATAGATACATTTATTTTTCCTTTCTTAGAGAAATATAATCTTGTAATTATTTATACAATCTTACTTTTTAATAGTTCTTGCGATTGCCTGAACGTAGCGATTAACCTGTGGGTCCAGATTTACTGATTCAGCAATTTGGCCTTCGAAAGTTTCTTCTTCAATATTTGAAGAATACTGTGATTCGCCGCCAAAATAGTTTTCTTTAATAATAGAAAGCTTCTTTGCGTAAATTTCTAGATCGCCGTCAAATTCGATTCCTTCAGCAAGAGCAGCAAACTTTTCCTGCTGGGAAACAACTAAGTCAGAAGCTAGTTCTGAGAAAATTTTGTTTGCGGCTTCAACTACTAACAAACCACGAAGTTCGTTGTTATTGTCAATAGATTCATCTAGTTTTGCCTGTAACTGATTTACTTTATCGGCTAAGGATTCTAGAACATTAACCTGCTCTTGCGGAACAGAAATGTAATGCTCAGCGAATAAATTTCTTAGACCTTCAATGAATTCTTCCATCAACTCGTTTCTTAGAGTTGATTCGATAGCTACTTCATTTTCCTTCATCCAGTTTTCAACTGTATAAGTTAGATATGAATCAAGCTTGTTAGTCAATTCTTCAGAAATTTCTGCAACTTGTTCTTCAAGCTTAACAGCATATTCTTCTTCTAGACGAGTTGTCTCAACGATGATTCTAGCATTAAGAGCAGCTTCAAAAAGAATAGTTGTCTTTTCAACAAACTCTTCAGATAGTTCTTCGCCATTAAAAATAGCCTGCAAATCTTCGCTCATTCCTGAAGCAGCAGATGGCTTCATAGCCACAGAAGCTCTCATTTGTTCTGAATTATCGCCAACGCCATAATCCTTGTTTGGACCAAACTGAGTCATAGTGGCCACAAACTTGTTTATGTCATCGCCTGACATCTTGCTCATTAGATCCATAACTGCGTTCATGCTAGCAGCTTTGCCCTTTGGAGCAATAGACTTAGCAGCTAATGTTTCTTCTTCTACAGTTTCAACATTATCAGCAATTTCTAGCTCTTCTTGATCTAGAATTTCTTCTCTATTTGACATAAGAAAATTCTCCTTTGTGATTTTAATTATTTATATAATTTTAATTTTTTACAGCTAGTGAAGCAATGTAGTCTTCTAGGATAGCCATTCTCTGTTCTTCTAACTTTGATTTTGTCATGTTATGGATTTTTTTCTTGGTGTCATGTAGTTTTTGTTCTAACCAAGTATCTTTAATTGGGTCATATAACCATTCAACTCCTTCCATAATACCATTAACAAAAGCGTCTGGAGCAGAAGGATCAGCAACGATATCAGCTGCTGTTGAAAGGCGAAGATCGCTTTGAACAACCATCATGCCTTTTTCTTCTTTCAAAGAACCCATGGCTCTAGAGGAAACGCCTAATTGACCGCCTGATTCCATAATACCGCGAGCAATTTCACCCATTGGAGTTTTAGAAAGTTTAGCTCTGCCAATAAAATTTGAACCATCGCGATTTAATTCTGTAATGATATGAGAAACGCGATCTAAATTAATGGAAGGTCCAGATGGATGACCTAGCTCGCCAAAAGCTCTGTTCTTATCAACTACTTCTTTAACATACCTCTTTACTTCAGTCTCTAACACTTCAACTGGATACATTCTTCCATTACGGTTTTTGATATTTGCTTGTAGAAAAATACCTTCAATATAATAGTCTTTTCCGCCGCTTTCTTTAGCTTCGGAAATTAATTGAACGTCTTCTACTAACTCAGTAAAAAGTTTCATTTTAGTACCTGTATGCTACGGGTGATGCGAAAACACCACTTCCTTGAACTCTATTAGTTGGTCCTTTTTCAATTACTATCTCCGAATTACCAAGTATACTAAAAGAATATAAGTTGGCAGTGGAATTAACTGAAATAGTAACATTAACAACCGCTGTAGTTGGATTAGTCAGTCTTATAAGCGGATTGTCATAAACTGTATTTGCTGTTGTAACAACAATTTCCGTATTTGAAAATTTGTAAATCATTATACCCTTCCTGTGTCTCCAACTTCCCCACTTGGCATTCTTATAACTGTTTCGGCAGGAGCAGATTGTTCCATTTTCATTTTAGCTAACTTTCTTTTTTCTAAAGCAGCGGTAATTTTTTCTCTTGCTTTTTCAGAAGCAGTTGCTTTTGCTGAACGCTGATCAGAAAGTGACTCTACAACTTTATCAGGAGCGCCTTTTTTAGCTTTAGTATAATCGTGTAATTGCTTTTCTGACATGTCCATCATTGAGTAAGAAGCAGTTCCCTTTGGAGGCATAGTTCCTTCGCGCTTATGCTGTAAAGCAATACGAGCAGCGATTGCCTGATTTTGTGAAGCTGCCATTTCTTGAAGCTTCTTATCAGTGATTAGCTGACGACCTTCTTTTTTCTTACCATTATAACGTGGTTCTTTATCCGAAGCTGATTCATTGTCTTCTTTTGTACAAGCCTTCATACCATGAACTTCACACATCTTACCTGCTTCAGTCATGTTGCACTTTGCTTCATCAAGGGCTTCTTCATTCATTTCTGACATTAGATAATCGTGAGCAGTCGAGATATAATCTTCAGCCTTAGTAATCTTTGACTGCACCCACTCTGGCAAATCAGTGTCAGGCTTCATCATCTTCATTAAATGTTCGGCATTACGGCAAATAGTTTTTAACTGAGTGATAGCCATATCGCCTTCGTAGCCATATTCTCTTTCGTCCTTGGCTTCTTTAAGCGCCCAACGCTTAGTACCCGATCCACACTTTGAACAATGTAAAACACCTTTCATGTCGTCGTGCTGAGATGTTTCTACATATTTGCCTTTTTTGCATTTCTTACAAGTTTTGCCAGACATATCTTCTTTTTCTTCAGAAACCTGCTGGGTCTTGTTATAAACCTGAATGTCCTTTGGCTTTGGTTCATGGCCATGACGTTCCATCTCGGCTTTCTTAGTTGAACCTTTAAATACATCATCGCCGTTTCCGTTACGATCAGGATGTTTTTCAACTGAATGTTGAGCAATGAAATCGCGACCATCCTTCATTTTATCTGCATAATCAACTCCTGGATTTTCGCCAGTAGTTAATGATTCGATTTTCGAAGGCGGTAGTTTGCCTAAAATAACGTCGCTATAACGTTGTAAAATATCGTTAAGACTCTTCGCCATTAAATTCTTCCTCTGAATTATCTTCTATATCTTCTTCTGTTTCGGCGTCATCATACTGTTCTTCAGGCTCATATCCATACATCTGTTGAGCTATATCAATTTTCTTTTGTTCAACAGCGCCACGAATTCTATCAACAATAAGATCGTTGAATGCTGATTCAAAATCTAATGGCTTCTGTTCAATTGCAGAAACAACTAAATCGGTCAAATCATATTTATTATCTTCTACCATTTATATCATCCTTTACTTAACTGCGCCTATACGTTGAGCGATTTCAGGGTTCTTAGCAACCAACTGTACTGCAGCCTTATATGCTGACTGTTCTTGAGTTGATCTGTTTTGTACACCCTTTTCTTTCATTTGTTCAACAGTAATCATAGCCTGTCTAACTTGTTCCATTTTTTGTCTTGTTTCATCATCTTCAGGCTGTTGTTCGCCTTGTTGGTCTTGCGCACCAGCTTGATCTTGCTGCAACATTTGTTCGTTTTGCATAACTAACGGATTAATCCAACGTGGATCGCCAGATTGCATTTCGTCGTTAATATATGCATCTTGCATTTCTATTTCTTCTTCAGACTGCTGCATAACGTTCTTACGAATCCAGTTATGAGAAACGTATTTACCAGCCATATCTTGCAAATCACGAGTTTGAGAAATGCGGTTTTGAAGAATCTCAGCTTTCTTAAGCTCGGCAAAGTAATTGTCCTTAGCGAAATCAAAACGAATTTGATTTTGTATTACTTGCCATTCCTCAACAGTTAAGATGCCTTTTAAAATCAATTGCTTTTCTAACATCTTTACAAACAGATGCGAGAAACGAGATCTTAAACGAGTGATGAAACGTTCAAACTTCAATTCGTCACGAGTAATTTCTGTAGCACGACCAATAGAAAATAGTGCGTCAGAATTTAATCTGCTTACTGGAACGTTTAGTGTTTGTAAAAATTTCTTTTGGAAATATAGTACGTCGTCCATCTGGCCAAGGTTCTGGCCACCCGGAAGGGTAGTAACTTCTGTGCCACGACCACCTTCGCGGCGAGGAAGCCAATAATCTTCCAACATAGTCATGAACTTACGATCGTCTCTAACTTGACCAGTAGCAGCATCATAGATCAAACGGTTTTTATGCTTAACCATAATTTCGCGAACGTACTGCTCAGCCTTCATTTTTGGTAAGTTACCAACATCGATGTACCAAATTCTGCGCTCGGGCGCACGTGCGAGGCGGTAAATAACCAAAGCGTCTTCAAGAGTGCTCAGCTGATTTAAAGCTTTAATTGCTTTATGTAAATAAGAAAGAACCATTGTGCCTTGGTTATCAGTTAAACCAGATACAACGTGCACAATAGAGTCTCTAGAAATTTTTAAACCAGTGGTATTAGGACCAACTGTTTTGTTTCCGTAATTGAAACCTTTATCATTGAAAATGTAGTATTCGTTAACTACTTTAGTGACAGCAATTTCAGTAGTATTTTGCGCTGATCTTTTCTTCTGTACTTCTCGCACTTTACGGATTTTACGAGGGTCAATATATCTTAATTCTTTAATGCCGTCTTTTGGATTTTTGTCGTCAATCAACACATGATAATATAAACGACCATCGATGTACCAACGACGATAAATTTCGTATGCATACTTGTTAAATTCAATGATCTTTAAACAGTTATCAAATTCTTCTCTAATAATTTTCTTTAACTGATCTGAAACTTTTAAATCATCAACAATAATTTTTACTAAGTTTTTATCATCAATAGCTATTGATTCGTTGACAATTTCATCAATTGCTGAATCGCATTCTGGATTTAAAGCCATTTCACGATATTTGGTAACTAAATCTGCTTCTGATCTTACTGTACCATCAAGGTCGACATAAGTGCCATAAGCACCACCAGCCGAAATTACTAATGCGCCATCATCAGTATCTTTCGTTGCCGAAAAAGAAACTAACGGTTTTTCTTCTTTTCTTTTAAACTCGAATCCAAATAATTCCATTTATTTCTCCAAATTGGGGGGAAATTGAGTTCCCCCCTTATCATTATTCAATTGAATAGATTACGTTGGACCGTTAGGACCATCTTGCTGGGCAGCATCACCATAAGTGTTAACGCCACCAGCTTTCTTATCAGAAGTTTCTACGAGCGGAATCCAATAATCGTAAGCAAAGTTTACGCTGAACTCTTCGATAGCATTAGCAGAGTCCCAGTTGAGACCAATAGCACCAATTCCTGTTGGGAAAGCACCGATAAGCTGATAAGATCTGATTGTTGAACCATCCTTACCATACTGAATGATATCAAGGTCAACCTTGTAGTTTTCAGTCGCAATTGCTGGGTCACGAACGTTAGAAACTAAACGATTGATAGCATTTGACCAAGTTTCGAACATCGAACGCACTGAGAAGTCTTCATCGTTTAACACCGAAACAGACCAATCAGCAAACGCTCTTTCGCCAGCTACCTTGATTTTACGTCCAAAATAAGGAACTTCGATTACAGAAACTGAAGATTCAGGAATTTCCGCTGTTCTACAAACAAAACGGAACTTATCCTTTGACACATTATCAATACCGATTCCAGGTGGGACAGACATGAACACATTGAATAGAGATGGTCTGGCACCACCGTATACCAGACCGTTTGACTTGAATGCGCTAATATTAAATGGCATCTATTTTTACTCCTTTTGAGCTTTCATCTATTTATTAGAACTTGCCGACAACTTCGGAGAATTGAACGCCAGTTCCAACAGCGACGAAGTTCAACTGGATAAAGTTGATGCTTCTTGCTGGCTTAATGTAGATATCACCAACAAACTGGTTCGAATCAATAATCGCTGGAGTATTATTAGTGTCATCGCAAACTACCAAGAAATCAGTAATACCGCGACGACCCTGAATGTTACGTAGGTAAGGAGTTACAAGGTTCTTGAACTGTGCTCTAGTGAACGCATCGTTGAACTCGAATAGAGAGAACTTAGCGGCAGTAGAGATAGCTTTTTCTAGAACAATGAACAATCTACGAACGTTTATTCTGTCAAAGGCAGAAGGCTTGGCTTGTAATGTCTTGTCACCAAACAACACAGTTCCCTGACCTGGGAATGTTACAACTGGGTTGATTCCGTTGCTATAAAGAACATCACGTTCAGCTTTACGAGGATTCCAAGAAAGCTTTACAACATTCTTAATATTACCACGGTTGAAACCAGCTGGAGACCACCATGCGTCGTTAGTGCTATCAGTGCGTACACATAGACCAGCAATATCACCATTCAAAGGAATCCAACGATAAATGTCGTTGTAACGATCGTATTGGTACTTATATCCAGAATCAAGAACCGCATAAGAGGTGTTACGGATAGCGCCTCTCCAGTTCTTCAAGCTCAATGCTTCGTTACCAACGTTGTTAAGAACCTTTGACTTATCTGGCGAGATAAGAGCGATACAATCCTTACGAACTTCGCAGATATTATCGATAATGTAATTTGCAAGTAGGAAGTTGTTGATTGTTTCACCACCAACAACAGTTGTTCCGCCAATTGGACGACCCTGCAATACTAGAGAAATGTCAATGTCTTCTGGAGAAATAAAGAGGTCTAATGCGCTTCCAAGAATTGGAAGTGTTGCATTTTCTTCACTTAATCCATCTGAACCCAATGTCATATTCATATATAGCGGAGCATTATTACTTTCATTTACTAAATTCAAAGCAGTATTTGAAGGACCAGATGATCTATCTTTTGCAAACCATATGTAATTTGAGTTTTCATTTATTACTGTTTTGTAGTAATTTGTTGAACCGTCATTATTTGTAGCATCTGTAGCGCGAGATACACCGTTATAAATTTCTAAGATAGTTCCTGGAGTACCTGTGAACAATCCATCTTCATCGGAAACAACAACGTGAAGTTCGTCGCTAGCTGAAGTGTTACCGTTTAAGCGAACATAGTCGGACTGACCAGGAGGAGTGTCAACAACATTGAAGAATCCCCAATAACGTTGGATAGTGTTTGAAGCAATATCACTGCTTAGTCTGTAAGGCTCTTCAAAAGTTATACTCAATTTTTTTTGGTCTAGAGTAAATGTGTGGCTATTTCCTGCTCCGCTAGCATTAGCAGTAACTGCTGAAGTACCAGTTAAGAACTTTGCGTAGTCGGCAGCAATTTTGACGCCTGTACTGTTTGCTTCGAAGATAATGTAGCGGCTTCCACTACCCAATCCACCAGTAACAGTATTTCCTGCAGCATTTGCATAAACTACTGTGTCGCCATAATTAAAGATCAAATTTCCATTTGAAATATTGTTAATGGAAATAAATCCATTAAACGCATTAACGCTTCCGTTAGTACCAGTATTTCCAAACGTAAGGTTTAAAGATGTATTACTTACAACAGTAGAAATAGTTTTAACAGTTAAATACTGCTGGTTGTTCAAGCTGTTTCCAGCAATAATAAAATCACCTACTGAAAGTGAAGGTATCACAGTGTTAGCAAGAGTGTTACTTGAAGCATTAGTAGTTAATGTCGCAACGGTTGAACCTACATTCAATACTAATTGACTGTCTGTCAATGTGATGTTAGAATTGAATTGATTTGCGGAACTACAAACCGAAACTTTTAGAGAGTTTCCGATAGAACCAGGATACTTAGCAATATATAAAATATCCGGATCAAATGTACCATCTAGTGAACTGTACTCGTTTTCATTCTTTACAATTTGCGAAGCAATATTTGCGACAACGGCATTGGTTTCAGTTGCAACAGCTGTATAAGCTGTATCAGAACGAGCAAATACTACGTTAGAGTTACCACTAGCTCCAGTGCCTTGAGAAAACACATTAGTAGATATTCTTACAGCTGTAGCGTTTATAATTTCTGTAATTTTAAGATTCTCAGAACCGTTTGGAACAGCTGATGTGTTACTAGACTGTGTAACGTACATACCAACTGCTAGTTCAGCAGTGTTTGCAACTGTAAAAATGTTATTTGATGAACCAGTATTAGCTGCCAAATTTATTTCTAAACTTGGAGTAGAACCTGTAGTTTTAGCTGCACGTGAAACATAAAGGCGATTACCGTATGCTAAGAAGTTTGCAGCGGTAAAGAATGTTTCTGCGTTGAAGTTTGTTGGCTTTCCGAAACGAACTGCTAAATTGTTTTCAGAATCAACCAGAATTCTCTGGCCTATCGGACCCCAACGAAACACACCAGCAATAGCGCCGTCAGTAGTAGCTACTGTAGGAACAACTGTGGTTAAATCAATTTCGCTGATATTAACACCTGGACTTAGTTGAAATGGCATTTTTTTCTCCTTTTTGCGAGAATGTAGAACATATTTCAATTATTTATTAAAATTAGTTTTTTAGAAGTCTTGATTCGTCTGCCACATCCAACTTTCCGGAACTAACTTTTCAAACTCTTCTTGGTCTCCAAAATCTTCTCTGCCGTCGAAAACGAATCCAAAAGGTGATAAATCTTGATCCATATCTTCTTCAGTTTTTTCTCGGAGAGACATCAAAGTGTTTATGTTAGTATAGTCTTTAAAATATTGCTGCTCTGAAAGCCAAGCGAACAAAACAAGACACATTACTAAGTCGTCGTGTTTTCCAGACTCTGCTTCGTACGAGTTACCTTTTTTTGAGAAGGTTGATAATTCGTGAATGGTGTGATAATCATTAACAACAAACTGGTTCTGTTCGATTAATAGTTTGAGCATAGAACAGCCCACGGACTTAACGAGTTTTGTGGTTCTGATACCCTTGTCAGCTGTACGACCGCTAAACCCAGCAGTAACCTTCTTGCCTGCACGACCAGAATTTTCCGTAAATAGAATATTTTCATATCCAAAATCATAATGCAACGAATGTGAAACTTGCTCGCCGATGTCATTAATTTCTACCAAAACAGCAGCGTTGTTATAAGCAACCGCTGTTCTGTGTATAATATCTGCATAATCTATTGGTGTAACTCCATTATTTCTGAAAGCACACACTTGATTATATGGCATTTTAGTAACATCGATTACTTGAAACGCCGAATAGTCTAATCCTTTACCTCTTGAAACGTCAGCTATAATTAAATAAGCACGACCTTTCTCGGGCTTAATGTATTGATACATACCGTCTTTTTTAGTTATCGGAATTTGCTCTACAAGCTCTTTAAGTTTCCAGCCAGCGATAAGCGTGCCAGAAGAACCAAGGAACTCGCATTCCATTTCCTGATTGAACTTCTCAATATCAAAGTTCATACCAGAAAGGGTTTGTTCTTTCCACTTATCGTCTCTTCCCGGAACATCGCGCCAATTCACAAGTATAGGATTATATCCATTTTTACCTTGGATAGCATTAGCCCAAGTACTATGGAAGTGGTTCAAACCATTAGGGGTTGAAACAAGAATAATTTTAGATTCGGTACCTGACGAAATAGTAGGATAAACCGAGGTGAAGAACTCATCCCAGTTTTCAATGTGTGCAGCTTCGTCGATAAACAAAAGGTTGATAGTGTAACCACGAATAGCGCTAGCAGAAGTAGCGGAAGCGATAACACGACTGTTGTTTTCTAGAACGAACGAACCTTTGTTCCATTCTTTCACACCCTGCTGTAGCCACTTAGGTAGGTGCTGATAAGCAAGCTGAACACGACCGAGAATTTCTCTTGCAGTTTCGCCCTTGTTAGCCAACAAAGCAACAGTTTTGTCTGCATGGAAAATTATGTACCAAAGAATAAAACCACAAGTAGTTGTAGACTTACCTGCCTGACGAGCAGTCGTAACGATAGTATAACGATTATCAACGAAAGAGCTTATCATATTTCTCTGATAAGGATATGGATTAAAAGTTACCAAACCCTCATTTAAGGAAATGATCTTCATATAGTTTTCAACAAAATAAATCGGATCTTCAGAACACTTAACCCATTCTTGGATAAGCTCTGGCGACCAATCAATGTCTTCGTTAGCTCTTTTTAGAAGTACATTACCTTTGTACCCCTTGTCGTTTTCAAGCGTCGCCATTCTTCTTCATGTCCTTTAAAACTTTTTGAAGCTCAGCTGTTGAACCAACAAACAGGTTATTATTAATTGTTTTAGCTTTTTCGTTAATTGGGCTATCAGAAGTGCTTATATCTCTGATTTTAGTTTGTAGATCTAATAGCTTTTCATTAGCTACTAACATTGTGTCCATAAGTTTAGCAAGAACTTCAAACGCTCTTGGGTGTTGAGAACTATCTGCGATCTGAGCTAATTTTATCATAGCTTCTTGACCGTTTTCGATCATATTATGGATATTTGCTCTAGCCACCTCGAAATCTTGTTTTGCGCTATCATTATGCGCATCAGCAATCATTTTCGAAACCACATCAACTTCTTTTTCAACAGGTGTTAATCCAAGAGCTTTACCAATCGGATCATCATTATTTTCTTCGTTCATTCTATCTCATCTGTGTTGTAAACTTGGGTTATATATCCAAAATCATCGCTAATCTCAATGTCAGTATATGCTACCGTGCCTAAACTGGTGTTTGGTTGACCAAAGTAATTTATAGGATCACCATTAGCAGTTAATCCCGGTTGCACCGTAACTTTTTCTATGATCGTTGTGTTGCCAACTGCAGTTTGTAATTTACCATCATCAACATTAGGTATGTAAAAATTAGTGTTGACAAACTTAATAATGTTAGACTTTTTAACAGGTCCATACAAATATCCTTTTAATTCTAAATCTAAAGTCCATATAATGGCTCTTCTTTCTTTAAAATCACCATCATAGTTGTCACTATAACTGATATTGTTTAATATGATCGGTATGTCCATAGTAACTTCTACTTCAGGTATCAAATTAACTGTAGTAGTCCAGTCCGGAGTAAAATAGGGAAGTATTTGCTCAATTATTTTAGTTCCATCTTCTGCATTTTTTGCATAGATGTAAACTTTAAATTCTATATTGTATGGAACTGGATTGTATTGATATTTAAATTTGCTGGCAGATGTAGCGTCTTTTACTGAGGATTTTCCAATCGTATTAAGTTTTCTTGTTCCATCATATACCATTTTTCCCATTTCAAAAGAAATAGCAGGAAGAGGAATTGTAGCTGTTTGACGATCAATAGCTGTATCTTGAATAACACGAGACAGCATTTTATCTTTTGGGGCATATGTAATAGGAATTTTCAACAATGACGTTTGATTGCCGCTAGAATTAGTGCGGGTTATACGTATATTATTAAAAAGAGTCCCGGTAAGAATTACATACTTACGTAGTAAACTAAAATAAAACGGTGTACTGAACATTATATTGTTCTTTCGCTAAACGGATCATAAGCAGTAAAGTCAACAAACAAATCAGACTCTCTTTGTATCTCATCGTTGTCTGCAGAAGGAATAAGATCATTTATACTAGATCCTTCAAGGACAATAATGTTGCCTTCTTCATCCAATATCATAGCACCAGTTTCGTCTAATACAGCCCAATGGTATTGATTGGTGTCAAATTTCTTTTGCAGAATATCA